ATGAAAAAGCTTGTTTTTTTATTATCCATTTTTCTTCTATGCTTTGGTATATCTGCGTGTAGCAGTGAAAACACCATTTCGGAAGAAAAAGAGAAAAATAACACTGAAAGTGAAGACAATAACGTCGAGACAGATAAAGTTGAGAATACACAAAAAGAATTTAACTTTAGCCTTGAGGAATTTGTACAGACTTTCAATGAAGCGACTCGAGATATTGAAAGTGATGAAGATATTGAATCCACTGGTCTCAGTCGTATTAATAAAGATAATATCGGAGATTTTGAACTTACCGAAGCCAAAGATGGTACAATTTACACCAGAGAACTGAAAACAGAAACTGATAACTCCGGCGGAACTTTCACTTTGGAAGCATGGTATGACGAGAATCATAAATTCTATCGTTTACATTTATCCACTTCTGGTCCAGATAATATGGCTTCTCAAATAGGCCTGGATAATACACTTGCGGTTTTTCATGCTTTAGGAATTGATATTAAGCATGTAAACGATCTTCTAAAAAGCGAGCAAAATACACTTGAGGTATTTGACGGTGACTATCTTGTTACACTAGCTAAAATTCCTCAAATGTCGTTAATTATAAATATTGAACCAAAATAAAAGCCCCTTTTGGGGGCTTTCTCATTATTTCAAAAGCGTTTTACTTAAACCATTTCCCCATATTGTCCAGACACATACCGCCGTTTGCCGCCATGGATGACTTCCCAATAGCCTTTAGAGTTGTTTGAACCTTTAACAGAACCTGAGATGTTAATTGTCTTGCCGAGACCAATTGTATCCACATTCTTAGCGTTTTTACGGTCTGGTTTGTCCATAATAATAGCTGCACTTTTAACACCAACAATTTTAATTTTGCCTACAGACTTAATACCCCCGCTAGTCTTGTTTGAAGGTTTAGCAGGAGTAGATTTCGAAAGGGTTTTCCCTAACTCTGCATCGCTCTTGATATAGCTTACATTAACGTAACCGCTGTATGTGGCTCCTTTAGAATTGGTATATTTAATGTAACCCCAACCGTTTTGAGTCGATCCTTTTTTATATTGAACAGTCGATCCTTTAGGAAGAGCAAGCACAATAGACGAGTTGGCATTACGCTGAGTTCTCACATTAAGGCTGTCAGCAATAACTGTATTTTTAATATAAGATTCTTTTGTTTTAACAGCAGGAGAATTTACGGTTTTAGACGGGGTACCGCTGATACCGGCTTTAAACGAGTCCCATCGTTCAAGTAGCTTACGAGGACAATACTTGCCGGACCAGTGTTGGTGAGGAACCACATTTGCAAGGGAAATACCCTGCTCCTTCATGAGCTTTTTGATCAGCCATTGAGCATTCGCCACGGCTTTCTCAAAATCCCCATCGCTATTCTCACAAATTTCAATACCGATAGATTTCCGGTTGCCAGTTCCGCGGTTTCCGTCTCCCGCGTGCCATCCGTTTTCATTCAATGGCAGATGTTGATATATCTCTTTTTCGTCAACCGTAAAATGCCAGCTGGTAGGTGTTTCTGGATTTTTCTCATAACGGGCGTGCATGGCTGCGTTTGCCCCTTTTGCTGTGTTCGCCGTGTTGTGAACTGTGATGTATGCCGGGTCCATTGCGTATCCCGGTCTGTTATTATGTCCTACTGGAATAAAGTCTTTTGTGATTTTCACCATTTTTCATCTTCTCCTATTCTGTTTTGAAATATAAAAAGGCCGGCCGCCGATGGCAGCCCTTACTTGGTTAAATCGTGCTGTTTTAAAACGTCTTTTTGCTTATGGCCTTTTTCAGTCACATAGTTGTTTTTGAACCACGCGATCAGGGACATGATGATCGTAAACCCGATGGAGCCGCCTAAATAAACCGCGTCCGCAAGGTCATTGACTTGGTCATCTGCAATCGGTAACACATCCTTACCAAACATCACTAAAACTTGGTTTGCCAGAGCAATAAAAAGAAGTACAGTCCGAACAACTGTACCTTTGTCAAATTTTTTCATATGTTTTTTCCTCCTTATTTTTGCAGCAGGTTATAAAGAATTGCGATTGCTCCCCCTATAATTCCTGTGCAAACTGCTGTGATAATAGCGCCCGTAATTGTTCGTTTGATCCAAGTTGTATTCTCGTCTATTTTGTTTAGTTTTTCGTTCAGCGTCATGATTTGCTGATCTTGTCTGTCGGACACACGCTCTAACGCGGAAACCCTCTGCTCCAGCGCTTTTTGTGCGCCTTTCATGTCTGATAAATCCTGCTGAAAAATATTCACATCAGGTACCTCCGTCAATTGTGACATTAGTACGCCCTCCTTTTATCTATCTCATACGCTTCACCTCCTTTGAGGCAAAATAAAAACACCTCTGGGGTGTCGATCAGTTTGCGGCCCCGCCTAAATCCACACTGACAGGCTGTTTTGTCATTGGATAGGTCAAGCCGGTTATTTGTTTGTATTGATCTTCTGTAATTCTTCCCCACTCAACAAAACGGGCCACGTCTGCATTACTGTAATACTGCGGCCCCCACCCGTAGATGGTTTTAACGCTTGTAAACCAATCCATCATACCCCTTTCCCTCCCTCCGCCAGCATTAGATAAAGATTGGCAATCATTTGCGCTTGTGACTCGGCCAGGCTCTGCGCTTCCGCAAGCTGCGTTGTGATGGCCGCGTTCTGAGCTTTCAATTCATCAACGGTAAAAGGCATCCGCCCGCTTTCAATTTGCTTTTCCAGGGCTTCTTTCTCTTCCTGGGTGGCCGCCTCCGTCCATGCCTTTTCAGCGGGGTGATACATCGCCTTTATGAAAGACGGAGGCTGGACGGTTGTACAATTCTCAGGGATTGTATAGTTCCCTTCTTCATCAGGCTCAATCGGAACGGGTTTAGTCAAAATGAAATTTTTATCGTATTCATAAACCTGAATCATGCTGTCCCTCCTTCCTGAAAGCCCACGACCACATCCAGATAATAGCCTCCGCCCATCTTACTTGAGTCCGCCGGGTCCGGGTATTTTATTTTTAAATCCCCATCATCATAAATGATCAAATTGGCTGTGCCGCCTGTACCACTTAACGGCACTGTTATAACGGAACCGCCAGCGGGCGCATATGCCGCGGGGATGGAGCCGAATATGATTTCGGCGTCTGTTTTCACATGCCCCCGTAAGATTAAAAATGCCCCCCACTTTGCATACATCGGTGTCCGCGTCCCTGCGGCGGCTCCGTTCTTCAGCATGATGTTTGCATAGGTTGCGGCCCCGTTCCATGTCTTCCGCTCAGCTGACGAGATGTGCCGTTCTTGGTTGTAATTATGAGTTTTGAACTGCCGGGTCATATCATCCCAATACGCCTGATCTTCGGCCGTAACGTGAATGTCCGTGTTGTTGGCGTGCGTGTTTACTTTATCCTGAGCACCCGAAGGGGTTTCCTTGGCGTCCCAAGCCTTCCGATCTGCTGCAGAAACATGCTTTTCTTGATCATTCGCATGGGCGTTTACTTTATCCTGCGCGCCGGAGGGGGTTTCCTTGGCATTCCACGTTTTCCTCTCGGCGGCTGTGATGTGTTTCACGTTATCTTTTGCATGTTCATCCGTATAATCTCTGGCCTTTTCCTCTGCAACATCTGCCTTTTGTTGTGCGCCCTCTTTCGTTTCAATGGCTTCCAAGTCAGCAAATTTCTTTCTCAATTCCTCGACAGTCTGGCTGATTTCTTCGACGATGCGGTTTATCCCGTCTCTCAGCGTTTCAAAATCGTCAATGTAATAGTCAGCTATCGGAATGATGTTCTGATCTTCTAACGTTTTGGCGATAGAGAAAGTGAAAAATGAAGTCGCCAGCGCTTGCCCGTTTGTGTAATATAGTTTGATTTCAGCCTTAACCGTTCCGTAATGCTTGAGTTCTGCATTCGACAACACATATTCCGCTGTGCCATTTATCTTGTCAGTGATGGTAAGGCTCTTTTTATAAAACGATCCATCATCATACAGGAGAACAATTTTTGCGTCTACGGCTGACAGAGGCAACGGTACACCATCCTTTGTAAAAGAAAAAAACAGCTTTGCGCTGCCAATGTCCTGCGTCATAAATTGTATATTTGTACTCCGGCCATTGATTGGATTTGTATTAATGTTGATCGGCACGCTGCCCGTTTTATACATCGTCGCTTATCCCTCCTTAGTGCTGCGGCGTAACCATCATTTGCACTACACCGTATCCTTTTTCCGCATCATACGGGGATTCAAATCTCATCACGGTTCCGTATCCACCGCTTTCCGCCTTTGTCGCGATGCCGTCAACTGCTGAAACACTATCACCGACGTTAACAGTATCATCCACACGCACGTAGACTTGACCAATCAAACCAATAATATGCCACTCTTCTCGTTCCTCTCGTGGCTTGTACTCAGCTTCCGGATCATAGTTTGGGTTCTCAGCTGGAATCGTAATGATGTCGTCACCGTCAAATACTTCCCGATAGATAATGCCACCAAATTCATCACGAAGAAACCGATCATTCCAATAGAAGGCAGCTCCGCCAAGCACAACGCCGGCAGTCTTGGAAACGACGCCGAGTATCTTGTCGCCTTCTTGTGCTTTTCGAATTTTGTCACCCTCTAACGCTACGAGATAAGACGCCTCTATCTTTGCTCCGTCAGCTGATTCAAAATACTCCGCCAAGTCTTTTAAATTCGATACGCTTTCTATTGCGCCGGTGGACCGCACTGTTCCGCCCTTTGCGTTTAATTCAATTTTTTTGTTGGCTTCCGAGGCTTTGCCGTTCCCATGGCCTAAAACCATTGTGTAAGATTTGCTGTTCTTAGTGGCCTTGGAGAACATGACACCCGCGGACGCCCCATCTCCTGTTGTGTGAGAGTCATATGAAAACATGACGCCGTTGCGTGAACCCTCAGAAGAAGAGCCACCAGCATTACCCGCAAGAAAATTGCGCTCACCCTTCGCATACGTTGGTCCTGTACATGCAATAATCGCACTGTATTTCGTCAGTGCATGGCCGGAGCCGGAAGCTGCTCGAAATCCTCCCTTGACGTTATTCGGAACGACTGAATGCTTTTCTCCGGCAAGGACAGCTGCATCCTTATAACCGTAAGCTCTGACAAGAAAAATATTGGTCTGGGTGTTCGGAGAGGTGATGCCGGCCGTTCCGCTTGCTACATGCAGAAGGCCATTTAACAAGTTGACATTACGCACGCCGCCCCCTATCGCGATGCCGGTTCTTGCGGAATCATGGATAACAAAATCAGAAATAAATACATCGTCGGTCATCTGATCGCCGCCGGTGATATAAATGTCACAATCAGCCTTTTTAAACCCGGTAATGTGCAAGTTGTTTACTGTTATCTTCCTGCTTTTATACTGGAAGGCAATGATAGAGCCGTCTTTGTAGTCATATGTCGGATCGCCAATCGCTTTAAAACCGATTATCTGAACACGCTGGTACGCCGAAACGACAAGGGCTTTCGGAGCTAATCCTTCATAAAGCGAATTATAGACGGGTTCACGGGATGTGCAGTCTACTAACGTCACATCCCGAGCCGTCTCGCTCCAAGGGTCTTTTACAAGATGGTGATCAATATGCCGTAAATCAAATGAGCGAACGTCACGAAATGATTCATGACCGCGGATGTGAACGTCACTCGGTGCCGGCCATTCCTTATGAGCTTTTACCTCTACGCCCCGCACATTCCCCTCCGTATAATTATCTATAACCCAGACATGCTTAGAGCCGTCGTCCACTTCAATTCCGTTTGAATTGGCTCCGCCTTTACGGTGTGCAGTGCCGCGCGGATTCGTCATCACATTGTTTGTGATGAAAACATACTCGCTGTAATGGGTCGTAATGCCGTCGTCACCATACCCCGAGCCGACACACTTGTCGATCCAAATATATTTGCTCCCCGTTGCCGTATAATCTTTTGCTGTGATGTCATAAGAAGGCGCTGATACATCAAAACAATGCAAACCTGGGTTAATGCCTTCAACACCACGTGCAATGCCAAACTTTACTTGCGCAAAAAGCAGACAGCTTGAATGTACACCACCGGTTGCGCTTACGCCGCCCTGGCGATCAGGATTCCAGTCAAGCGACATACCTTCCACAACGATATTCCGGTTACCTTTCGCATGATCAGCATTTGTGACAACCCACTCACTGGCCGGCGTGTCCTCGTGCAGCTTCAGCGTGGTGACGCCCATGCCCTGGCCGATCAAATACGTCCATGATGGCAGTTTGACGCCCCTTATCACGTATTCGCCGGCTGAGAGGTTGAGCCGCACCTTTCCGTTTCCGATCGCTCTTTTGAATGCTTCTGTGCTGTCTGTCTCCCCGGTAGGGTCGGCCCCGTAGTCGTCTACGTTAACGTTTCTGGTGATTTTACGCAGAAGTTTGTTATATTCCTTATCGAGACGCTCTTTCAGCAATGGGGCAATTTCCCCATCAGCATTAACACGGGCGTCCACTACTTCTTTTACATTTGTTCCATCGGCATTAAGAATGAGATTGCGCACCCGATTATAGAGGCCGTCAATATAAGTTCGTAAGGAAAAGCCTCCGTGATCAATTTGCTCAGATGTATGTGCCGTAGCAGCTTTCTTATGACGTGTAATTTCACTTTCAAGCCCGTTTATGCTACTCTCGATAGCTTCCATATCACCAGATAGCTCATCCTCATAACGGGAGTTTCTAGTGGTATCATAATTTTTTTTCAACCTCAACACTGTATTCACTCTCCTTTTCGACAAAATAAAAAACGCCTATCAAAGCGCTGTCAGTATTTGATCAATATATCGTTTTTGTTCTCTCAGCTTCTTCGCTTGATTCACCGCGATATCTTGTATATCTTTTCTGAAATTGGCAAAAGTCAGCTTCGGGCTGCTGTATGGATTTAGCGGATTGTATTGGATCGTTAAGAGCCGCACATCATCCTCATAAGTCGTTCCATCTGCTGTGTCGGCTAAAATGTGGACTGTATCGCCTTTCCAGAACGGCTTTTCAATTTTGAGCAATTTTGGTTCGTATACATATTGATAATCTACACTTACGACTGTTTCTGGGTATGGATTCACATGTTTTTTCAGCGCAGAAACCATGCTGCCCGACTTTTTTATAGTTTCGTCTCTGATCGGGTCGGCCCACTTCGGCTTACCTTCCCGCAGGAATTTCTTTTCCTCTGGATGGATATACAAGATTGGCTCAAATACGTATTTCGGTTTTTTGTCATTGCTCTTACTGTCTTTAGACATCGCGCCGTATCCCCATGCACGAGTAGAACAGTTTTGCGAGTTGGTTTTGATACTGATGCCCGGCATATTATAACGAGAGTCAAATGTGAAAGGGATCTCTTTCCCCATTTTCTTATAGACATGAATTTTATAATTATCCACGTCAAGCTCTAACTCATAATCATTTATGAGCTGATCTATTAATTCGGTAGAGTTTTTATCACCAAAATTCTCTTCTTCGGCGGTGGCGAATTTGCTTTGTGGCTCTTCCAGCACATATGAAAAAACAGTACCTTTTAACGCAATGTCAAAGGCCTCTTTTACGGTCAATTTCTTCGTTACTGTATCATCCACTCGATTCTCAGCAAGCAAAACGGTAAATATATGATTGGCCGTGATTGTTTTTGTCAGGACGTTTTTAGCCTGCTTCAAGTCTACATCTGTAATATAGTATTTTTGTTGTTTGAATCTTCTTTCGTCAATGTAAAGAATATTGTCGTTGACCAGTAAATCGAATTCAGTCGCATTGCTCTCTGTTTTGGTAATTGTAAAGGTAAAGCTCTTTTTTCCGGTAGTATCGTCTGTAAGATCAACGATCACGCCTGTTACTTCCACAACGTCATTTCCGTCTTTCGTGGAAACATGTAGCTGAGGAAAGTCCACATCTGACGGCAATTTTTTATTAAGAGGGATGTCGTTACCCGCGTATTCTTTACTCGGAAAGCTCGGTTCCTCTTCCGGGGTCTCCGGGGATTCTGGATCATCAGGCTCGTTCGGCAATTCTGACGCATCGTCATATTGCATCAACTTATACTGTTCGATCATGGTAATTAATTTATTAGCATAGTTGATGTCTGTTGCATAGCCAGCTTTTTGAACGGCTCGGCATGCTTTTTTATAATCCGTTTCCCCTACCACTGCTTTATACCGATCAAGACGATTATATAAGCTTCCCAGATCGGCCAAACTCTCAGCGTATGAAGGGTACTTTCTGAATTTAGCTTGTACCCTCTCAACATTTCCGTATTTGTCCTGCTCGCTGGTCCACATCAACACGTATTTTCCGTTATAGGTCCCTTTTATCCCAAACAAATTGAAAGCTTGTTTGGAAAGGCCGCTCGTGCCGAACCCACTTTCCAGACAGCCTTGAGCAATGACAAGGCTGGCAAGGACATTATATTTTTTCCGTACCTTTTGCGCCCCGGGTACCAGGCTTTTAATAAAGTCAGCCGCAGCCATGTCATCCCTCCTTACTTATAATAAAAACGAGTATCAAATAAAATTTCAAAGTCATTTGAGTTTATAATTTCAAAATCGTTCCATCCTACATCCAGTGTCGGCAGACGGCCGGATGTTTTCAGACGCTTATCCCCGATTACAGTATACTGCCTGATGAATGTGACTTTTTGCGAGCGTTTAAGCTCCTGCTCAATTTTCAATTTTTCCCCGTTCGTTTGGTTCGCAATGGTTACGTTTGTCCCTTTGGCCCACAGAAAGACGTTATAATCATGCTGCAAAGTGTTGACCGCGGCGCCGCCGGGGTTGTAAACGCTGAATCGTTTTTGGTTCTTGAAATGATATTCAAGATCATCTCTCCGAAGGATTCCCATGCCGGGACTCCAGTGCTCTCCATTGAAATTCTGGATGGTAGAAGAGGTATATTTCGACTCGGCAAGCCCCAGAATGTCCGTGAAATCCACTGTAAATGTGGCATGATTTTTCTGTTTGTCCTTAGGGATAGAAAAATTCCCGTCACACGTAACAAGAAATCGACGGTTAGGCAGAAGGTCCGTCGCAATATAATAAGGAAACGGCTGCACTAACAATGAATATAGTTCATGCCGGTTTTGATAAAAGGTTTCGGGAATGATGGAATCAATTAAAAATTCAACCTTGATGCTTCTCTCTTTGTAAACAACGTCCCGAGGGTGCTGCGTTGGCACTAAACCATTTATCCTCTGAAGTGATGATGTTTCTCGTTCAATATTCGGTGAGTCAGGCGTGAAGCTGCGCACCTTAAAACGAGGGAGAATACGTGATAAGCTTTGTTCTCCCATACCGTTATTAAAATCAATATATAAATCTAGCATTATGATCTGACACCGCCTTTATAGGCATTCTGGTTGTATCGGTCTGCAGCTTTCTGGTCAAGTATCCTGCCATCTCCTTTTTCAAAAGCGATCGTCGCAATTTGTTGGCCGTCCATATGCACCGCAGCCGGATGGATGATAATAGGCTGCTGAGGTATCGCGGCCTGGCCTGCCCCGCCAGACTGTTGCTGTGACAGGAGTGTGATTAGAGCATCGAGCTTTTGGTTTAAGGCAGGCGTGTCAACTTCATTCCGGATGGTAAGCTCCGACTTCATTGAAATGAGCTGATCAGCAGCCCCCTTTATGTTGAAAGCCATCTGATTTAATTCCTGCTTAAACGAGGTCATCGCGTTCTGCGCCATAAAAGCAGCACTTTGTTTCACGCTCTTAGCCTTGTCCTCTATCCCTAACGCAAACCCATCAGAAAAGTTGTTCCCCTCCGCTTTTGTTAGTTTGGAGGGAGAATGGGAGTCAATAGATTTCTTTAAAGACCTCAAGGCGGATTTCCCCAAGTTCCACGCCGCGCTGAAGAGAGAGCCGTTTTTTGATCCCATTCCATTTATAAAGCCAGTAACAAAATCGGTACCGGCACTTTGTGTCTTAACGCTTTTCAACCCTGTTTTTGCGCTGTTTGCCACACTTTTTCCGGCGCTGTTTGCTGAGCCTTTTTTGCTAAGAACGCCGCTGGCTAATTCAGTTCCGGCCTTTTTACCGCCTCCGCCGTCTGAGGTTTTGGCAAGATTGCTAGTTACCGATGAGCTAAGAGAGCCGGCCGCAGATGTATTGGCGCCTTTGGTAGACGTTAAACCAGCTTTATGCTTATTTCCTTTGTTTTGTCCTGCTGCATTTGCTTGCCCGCCGCCTTTCCTCATCTCGCTTAAAGCAGATTGGAGTATAGACGCCCCCGCTTGTGCATTACCGGGCTTTGTAGAATTGATACCGGTACGAAAGGCATTTCCTTTATTTTGTCCGGCCTGTGCGGGCGTGGCATTATCTGCGGAAAGCGAATTGTTAAGGGCTTGCTGTAAGACCGTTCCCCCGCCAATAACTGCTGGTGTGGACTGCTTCAAGCCAGCGGAAAAGTCCTCAGCAACCTTCTTCCCTGATTGCCCGGCGCTTGTCGGCTTATCTAATTCCCCTTCAACATTAGCAACCATCTGACTTGCTTCTTCACGGGCTTGTTCTTGGGTCATCCCCATACCTTGGTAAAACTCTTCTAAAGCCTGTTGGGTTGTCTCAATCGCTTTTTCTTTGGACTGCCCTAATTTTTGAAGATAGTCTATTTGCCGTGCTGCCCATCGTTCTTGATATGCGGCCTCCTGTTCTTCAGCTTGCGACGCTATTCCCATAGAGTTAGTAGTAAACTCCGTTTGTCTCTCAAGAGCCTTTCCTGTTTCTAAATCAAGGAGTTTGCCGTCTCTCGACATTTTAGAAAACAAGGCTCTCGAGTTTTTTTCATAGACATCGGTGTTTTTAGTTAAAGCTGTGTTATAGTCAGCTGTGCTTTTGCTCAGTAATGATCTTCTTTGTTCAGCCTCTATATATCCCTGCGCAAACAACTTCTCAATAACATCATTTCTGTATTCCATGTCTTTCTTGGCGGCTTGTTTACCATCGTCATAGACTTTTTTAATGTCGTTGTTGTACTTCTGAGCTTGTTTAAATGAAAGTTGTCCTTGCTGATCCGTTACTACTTTTTGCATTGCTAATGCTTCTTTTTGATTGGCCGCAAATTTACTTGTAGACAATTCAAAATAGGAAACAATGTCATTGAATTGCTTCTTTTGGGAGGCATTCATGTTAGCAGTGACGAGGCCGGTCTCTTTTTGCAATGCATTTAACTGCTTGAGTTTATTCCTAGCCTCTTGCATATCTTTATCAATTGCGCCGACCATCTTGTCAGTGATCTTTTCGCCGGCTTTTTTTGTCTTCTCATCGGTGTCCGCATATAGCCCTTTTAAGACAACTAGAGCATCCTTTTTAAGTCCTTCAAGTTCTTGTATCAACTGGTCGCGCATGCTGGCATATGTTTCAACTAATTTAGCTGACATCTTTTGAGCTTCTGAACCAGATACCCGCGTCAATTCAAACAGCTGCAGTTCTGCCTTTTCCCTTAAATCCACATAGGCGGAAGCAGATTTTTGTGTTGCTTTAGAAACGCCATCGCCGTAAAGCAAGGCGGATTCCCGCGCCTCTTCTTGCTGCTTTTTCTGGTTCTTCAATTGCTCAGTGTAAGCGTAAGTAGCAACCGAAATACCGCCAAGCAGCGCTGTGCCTCCGACAATCGCAAGGCCAACAGGACCGGTAAACGCCAAAAGCGCTCCTATTCCAGCTGTAAGCGTGGCGACGGCTGTCGTAACCCCTAATACACCTGTCGCCAGAACGGCTGTTTTCGCTATGGTTTGCACGGTGCCGGAATCCAGATTATTAAACATCATAATCAAGTCGCTGCCCTTGTTTGCTAAATCGCCCAGGGCAGGCAAAAGGCTTTCCGTCAGTTTGATTTTTGCCCCTTCAAGTGCTGACTGAAAAGCTACTATGCTTCCGTGTGCATTATCCAGCATTGTATCCGCCATCTTTTTAGCGGCTCCATCTGATTTTTCAAGCGCCTTAGTATTATCCCCAAGAGCCTTTGAACCTTTTTGAAGAAGGACAGCCCAATGTTTATATGCTTCAGCGCCCACGATCGTTTTTAATGCGGCCGCCTGTTGCTCTTTGGTCATGCCTTTCAGACCTTTTTCCATTTCCTCAACGACTTCCGGCATGCTTTTCATGTTTCCGGCTGCATCGAAGAAATCAAAACCTAATTTTTTGACAAGCTTCGAAGCCTTCCCCGTTGGCGAAGCGAGACGGATCAAGGATGTACCAAAAGCCTGCCCTGCAATTGAACCTTGCAGACCTGCGTCACCAAAAGCCATAATGGCGGCCGCTGATTCTTCCATTCCCCAACCAAGAGAATTAGCGTTCGGCGCCAAAAACTTCATGGCTTCGCCCATCTGTTCGACGTTGGTGTTTGCGTTGGCTGCGGCGTAAGCAATGATGTCCGAGGCGTGTCCTGACTCTTTTGCTTTTAGAGCAAAGGCAGACATGATATTTGATGTAATATCCGCGGCTGCACCTAATTCCAGTTGGCCGGCTGCCGCCAGACTGAGCATCCCGGGCATTGCATCATAAATGTCATTAACCTTAAATCCGGCCATTGCCAAAAAACCCTGTGCATCCGCTGCCTGACTTGCTGTAAAGACAGTGGTTGCACCGAGTTCTTTTGCTTGCTCTCTCAATTTCGCGATTTCTGCCGCCGATCCGCCGGAAATGGCCTGGACCTTACTCATTTGCTTTTCAAAGTCAATACCGACCTGAACAGCATCACGTAGGGACAGAGCCAACGCACCAAAGGCGATGCCCGATGTCATAGCTACTGACGAACCAACGGAACGCATTTTTCCGCCAATTGAATCCATTCGTTCGCCCATGATCCGAACGCGGGAGGAAGCTCTTTTCGCTGCCTCCTCTAACGCTTTTATCCTCTGAGTCGTACTATTTAGCGCGTTTTGCGTCTTATTCATTGCGGCAGTAGCATTATTTAAACGGCGGGCGAGGGTTTGCGTTTCTTTTATGTCTTTCCCTTTTTTTATAGCCGCGTCTGCGTAAGCTCTCTCAAGCGCCTTTACTCTGCGTTTATGTGTTTCCAATTGTTGTGTTAATGTTTTTTCGGTTACTTGAGCAGTTTTTAATTCGTTTCCCCACACACCCACTGCCGTACGGTTTTTTTCAAATTCCGACTTCAAATTTTTCATTTGAACAGCACAGGCGCTCATTTCTTTTTTAAACTCAGATGAATTCGAATACAGCCTGACCTTTATGTCTTTGCTCAATCGGGCACCTCCTTATCCGAGAATTTGATCAATATACATAGGTTCATCATTGTTTTTTGCCTTCGTTCGTGCCTTCTCTTGTGATTTTCTCCGAGCCAGTCTTTTCAGATGATAGACAATGTCCATTTCGTCAATTTGATTCTGCGTATATCCTATTTCCTCAAGGGCGTTGTACATATCAAGGACTGACTCAGACAGACTTACTCCCCCGGCTCTTCACCATTGGAAATTTCTCCGCTACTTAAAAGAGCCGTTGCATCTGCAATGTTCCCCAACACATACTGTGCAGCAGCAAAAATTGTCCTTCCTGCTAACCGGGCGTCAATCCCTTCTTCAAACTCATCAGGCGTGAATTTCTGGCCAAAGGTATTACAGACGAATTCAATTTGTTCATCAGTAAAAAGACGTTCAGAATCTTGGGATTCAAAATCATCAGTAATTTTTGCAGCCTTCCGGAACAATAAACCTGTAATATGGTCAGGTGTAACAAATTTTTTATCTTTGCCATCAAGCCGAAGTGTAATAGACAATGCTTCCATGTAAGTTCCTCCTTTTCCATATAAAAAGAGCGCTCTTAGGCGCTCAATGAATTATTTACCAACATCAACGACAGGCGGTTCCTCTTTTGTGATGTCCTTATAGACAACTTGTTTAAACCATGTTTCGGCGTTGATTCCGTTGCCCTCTTCCGCCTTTGCTTCCCATCTTTTCTTTCCTTTTTTCAAATTTGTTAACGGGCTGAATTTTATTTTGACTTGGGTAGGTTGAGGAGAAGGTTTTCCTTCCTCTGTTTTATGTTCAACAGGTACTAATTCTGGTTTTCCTTTCAAGGCCCAATAATAACGGTATCCACCCGTTGAGATTTTGGCGCGGAAACCCAATGCAATTTCAAGAGTCCTGTCATCTGCACTAGAGAAATGAATACCACCTTCAACTGTTTTCCCGAAAATTTTCGCCTGCATATCAAGGGGTAAATCCGCAACTTCCATTTCCCCGTCAATGTCTCCTAAGCTGCTTAACTGTGCAAACGCACCGTTATCTGCATAGAAGGTTTCTGTTTCAGATTTCGGATCAAGTTTCATACTAACTGCGCCTGGCAATTCCTCTGGAACCGAAAATTCAAGTTCATCTTTCGTGTCTTTCAATACTTCGGCGATATGAAACATATCCAAGCCGGATAATACTTTCCCCATCTAATTTACCTCCTGATAATAGGTTTTTTTATAACGTCTGGCCTTATGAAAGACCTTTGTGTCTGTTTCGTATAAATCTTGAGAATCATACCGGCTGTAGCCGATTTCCCGCATAAGCCTGTCTATTTCGGCAGCAATCGTTGTTTCTTTGCCGCGGGTGCTCGCTTGAGTGAATATGCTGATCTGATAACGCACCTCAAACGAATAGGCCTTGTTGTCTGCAAAATCCGCATCAGCATCTTGAATCTCCGAAAAAACTACTCTTGGAAATGCGCTGACATCATTCGCAACAAGGTTATGAATTCCACCAGATGCCAGGCCTTTTAATAAGGCACTGGAATTAAGTGTGCTCACCAATTCAATTTTAGGAGAGTAGGTCATTTGATCGGCGCTGTAAGTATTCGCTCCATTAATTCCACAGCTGGCCCCTCCCCTTCTTCCCCGCCTTTTTCTATGAACGGATGCGGCGGCATTTTTGAGGTTCCCCACTCCAAGAACCTCCCGCGATACGCCACTTTTTTATTCGGACCAACGGCCACAAACTTCACTCCGTCCTTGGATTCTCTGACATTGGAGACTGTAATATTGTCCTGCATATGGGGCTGTTTCTTATCACTCCGGTTAACGTGAGCGCGCTGTCGTTCAGCGATAAGTTCTCCGCCGGCCTTTAGCGCTACGGGTTCCACCTTTTCGACGTCTCCGCCGATTTTTTCAAAATACTGCGTTAGATCATCTATGCCGTCAAAGCTCATATCAGCCATTGATTCCCACCTCCTGACAAAGAATCTCAAGCTCTTCCCCTTGATCATCCGGATCGTTAGTGTCCAAAATATCAAAAACGCGTTCCGTCTTTTCTTTAGGAACGCGCTTAACAATCCGCATATTCGGTTTTATATCCTTCCGGTAACGCACCGTGATTTTTTTAGGGGTCTTGACTCCCAATGCTCCGGCAATCATAGATTCGCTATTTCCGAGAGAGCCAGCCCCCTCTACAGCTCCCCAGACAGTGAATAAGTCCACATAGGTTGCATTCCAGTTACCTTCTTTATCCTGTGTCTCGGTTTTCTTTTGAAAGGTCAGACGGTGCCGGAGTTGGCTGATCTTTTTTCTCATTTTCTAGTTCCTCCACAGATACATAACGCAGCTGCGTCAATATATTTTCAGCAGTAAAAGGGATAGACGAGCCGGTTTTCCCAGACTCATATATCCCTTTGTTTTCATACCAATGTTCAACAAGCATTTTAAGTACCAGCTCAAATTGCGGGTGCCCTTCAATATACCGGCCTATTCCATTGATGATATGACTTTTGGCCGCCGCTATTTGATTCAAGAGCTGGCGATCATCTTCTTCATGCTCGACCTTTAAATAGTTTTTAATAGCCTCTAATTCCATTTAGGAAACACCGCCTTATTCTGTCGGTTCCTCTTCTGCTCCTTTCAAAGCAGCCAGGTCACTTTCAAGGTTATTCATTTTTTGTTTCAATTCATCAAGCACTTTTGTAATTTCGCTGTTTAGGTGCTCCGGCATCACGCTTCCAGTTCCGATGTTTTTACTCCGAACGGATTTTTCTGCAAGCATTTCATACGTAATGCTTCCCTCTTCAATAACAGCCGGATCACCTTTGTCTCCCTTCTCACCTTGGGGTCCTTGCTCACCTGTATCTCCTTTTGGTCCGGCCGGTCCCGGTTCACCAGGTTCGCCCTTTTCGCCTTTTGGTCCCTGCGGGCCAGTTTCACCCGGTTCTCCTTGAGGACCTTGTTTACCGGTATCGCCTTTGTCTCCTTTCTCCCCTTTTTCACCCTGCAACCCTTTTACAAAAAGAGGATTTTCTTCGCTGTTTTCTTTGAGATAGACTGGCGTTATCGCTTTGCCGTCTTTTCCTTTTTCAGATGAAGTTTTGACTCCATTACTTTCATATAAATAATCTTCAGCCATCTGTAATCACCCTTTTCCTTTTATTTTTTATTCCGTTTTTCCGTCAGACTCAGAACCGGCAAGCTCTTTCAATTTATCTTCAATAGCCTTGAGACGATCTAAAATAGATGAATTTAAGTGTTCTTCCATTACACTGCCGGAACCGATATTCCTGCTGCGGACCGACTTATCCGCCAGCATTTCATGGGTTACGCTTCCGGGTCCTGGTTCAGATTGGTTGCCGCCTAAACTGACCTCTTGTCCATCCTTAATGACCTTGCCCCCGGCAATTTCTAAAACACCGCCGATGACGGTACGATTTCCCCCGTCGGCGGTGTAGTTTTTTGTTGAATAGCTCATATTATCTCTCCTTATTCAACCGTGATTTGTCCGAATACTACAGCATCCTCATCCCATTTACGGACATCTTCTCGTTCAATCCCTCTGACTTTTGTTGAATTTGTTTCAAATGCTCCTGCCCCTGTGTCTGTGGATGCAATTGACTGTTGTTCACGGTCAAACAGAACAATCGCTTCTTTTAAATTCCCGATGATGAGAGGAGCTTTACCTTTCTGAGTTTTTAATACTTTGTTAGTAAAAGGCACGACAGGTCGTCCATCAAGTAATTTCTTTGTAGGATTGGTTGGGTCTGGCTGTAATAAGTATCTGCCTGTGCCATCTTTAAGCGTGTCTAACCAATCGAATCCATCTTGGTTTGTCATCACGATAGACCCTGGCGAAACCATAGGATCAAGCGTGACGTTTAACACTTTTTTAATGCCATCTAAACCATCAATATCTACTTTTTTCAATGATGCAATTGCAGCTAAAATCAAACTGTTACGGGTAACAACTGATTTCTTTGCGAACCATTTTGCTACATATGTCATGATCGCTTGGTCAGAGTCATTCAACATTGAATTAGATAGAGTCATGATGCCACCATAATCTATGATTGAGTAGGATACTTTTGTGAATCTAGGCTGATCAATCTCAGGTAAATTCCCCAATTCCTCTACAGGTGAAAACGGCACCATATCAGCATTTTTCTCAAGTAAACGAGTTCCAGAGCGAGTTGTGACAGGTTCAACGGTTACATATTGTTCCAACGGCTCAAACTGACGTTTAAATTCATGGATTTGCCTTCCAATATCCTCTGGGATCAAAATTCCGCCATCTTCATCATTTATACCGGACATCGCTCTAAATTCTGGACTATCCAGAAGGTCACGCTCTTCGTCGGTAAGTCTTTTGCCTCTCAATCCTTTAAGGAAAGCTTTGCTGTATTGCTGTTGCCTTTCCTCATTTCCTTGACCTTGTGAACGCTGCCCCTCTGGGTTGCGCTCTTGCTCGGGCACAAAGTTTACACCGCCCGGTAAATCCGGGACATCAAGTGAACGTCCTTCGGTCATCAATTCAATTTGATTTTTAAGCTGTTTCACTTCATCAAGCAATGCACGCGCTTCATCGGTATTGCCCTCCTGCAGCGCCTTGTCTGCTTGCTGCTTCTTTTCAGTAAACTGTTGTCTTAATGCGATTTCTTTTTTGCTCATTTGCATTGGCATAAAATCATTTCCTCCTTGTTTTCTGCACTAAAAAAGACCTTACTCCGGGAGTACAAGGCCTAATAGTTCCAATTCCATTTTTAACGCTTCATCTGATGAATTACGTCTTTCTTTCAGCTGCTCAACCTTTTCTAAACTGCGGGCACCTACAACCGCCTCAGTATCGCTGTAAGCAGGCGTAGTGACGAGTGAAATATCGAAAATGCGATTGATTTTATTGATTCGTCGCTCGTAAATGTCCTCATCTTCATTGATACGCCATTCATCTGCCTCAGCATCCCCATAATCAAGTGAAAAAGCAAAGGAGCACTGATTGATCACACCGCTCCTGACATTCTCCATTAAATCACGCGCATATGACGTGTCTGAGGGCTTGAATCGGAATTTGAGGCCTATCCCATCTGTTTCTAATTCAAGGCGGCCAGTATCCCCGGAAACAGTATTTCTCGCTAAGGGGAAATCTTGCTGATGGTTGAAAAGGGCGATGACGTTAGACATGTCAGCTGAGTCAAGAGCTGTTCTACTGATTATCTCTTTAAACCAGCCCAAACGTTCTGACCATTTTTCGAATTTGAGAGCGTACCCTTCGATATATTCACTCTGCCCTTCACCTTCGGAACGCAGTTCAATCGGCGTCGTCAGATGCCGCACCTCTTTATCCTTCATTCTTGTTGTCACCCCCCTTCATGGCGCCGCCAGCTTTAAGCCGCTGATATTCTTCCACAAAATCGAGGAACACATAGTTTAAGCTGGAGATATATTTGTCGCCGTTTTCAATAGGGTTGCGCTCAAGTAATTCTCTGATTTCGTCTTTATTTAGCACTCCTGTTTCATGAAGTGTTTTCAAATACTCCGCTTGCGTCTTACTGTCACCGCGCAGCTCGCTGTCTATATTGAATTTCACGTAATGGCCGCTTTTCTGATCGTGATCTAAGAACAATTTAACGTTTAGTTCTTGTTCAAAATTCACAATCCACGGCTGCAGCGTGTTTCTGACATATTCAATGGACTGATGCTCAATATTTGAAAATGTCGCTTTATCCAATTCGTTCAGCTTATGCAACGGGACTTTATAAATCATGGAAATCTGTGCTTTGTTAAACTTCATAGACTCAACAAATTGAGCTTCTTGCAGGGGCATGGAAATAGATTGATATTCCAGTCCGTTATCTATGATGGCGATATTTTCACCTTGATTCACTCGTTTCCACTCTTTGCGCACGTTCTCTTTTGGTTTTTCATCCAGGAACGCCGGGACTTTCAATATCCCCCGAGGAGTTGCCTCGTTCTTGTACAGTTTGGCGTTATATTTTGTGGCAGCCGCTTGCGCCCCGATATGCTCCCGCACAACGCCAATAGGTGATTTACCATGTATTCCGTCAGTCGAGAGCCCTTTAAAATGCAACACCTCGTAGTCGTATAATTCAATGGCTTTCCCGTTTAACACAGTTTGATACCACAGCATGCCTGTTGTCGGATGAACGTAAGCATTCGTGTAATCAGGGCGTAAGGGGAAGAGCGCTTCCGGGTAACCATGTGATCCGAATTGAATATAGGAATATGCATTCCCCCAAGTCAGAACATGAGTCATCATGAGTTTTTTCCACGTGAAGGCTGTCATGTAAGGATTCGGCCGAGCATAAACAGCATGCGCGGACATGTGCTCCGGTTTTCGCTCTATGCCGCCGTCCGTTCTTTTATATGTGTGGATCGGCAGTTTGGCAATGTCATCCGACAATACATTGACACATGCAAATATGTCCGGCTGCACAAGTGAGTTGCTTTCACTCACTCTCTCACCGCTTGCTGTTTTCCGGCCGCCGAACATGTTTAATAAAATGTTGTTAAAACCATCTTCATGATCTGACGAGCCAGAACGTTTCTCAAACATTCGTTCAAGCAGCATTTATATCACCTCGCTTTCTTTGATATGAGGTATGCATAAAACATTAAAAAGACACCCGTCAGAATCAGACCGATGTTGGTGCTCCATCTATAGACAGCTGTCAGGATAAAGGCGGCTCCCGCCATAAACAGCAGATCATTTATTATCAAGCAGAAAAAAGAAAGCAGGGCTTTCAAATACTTGGGGTGAAAAAACCACTTAAAAGAAGCTTTGATCTTTTTCCTGACTTTTTTCATTTTCTCACATCCTAAAAACTGAAATTCCCAGAGCCGAAGTGATTATTTAAATCTACTCTATGGTTTGTGTCGTGATACATCGCTCTGGCGTAAGCATTTATAACAGCCGCAATAGGGTCGATTCTCTGCGGTGATTTTGCTTTATCCAACATGATATTCTCTTGCGGGTCCATTTTCGTAATTGCGTTATTAATTGCCCATGTTAAAACCGGATCATCGCCATGCACGACTTTCCTTTCAAATACCTTTTCTCGAAAGCTTTTTGTTGGTAATGAAAGATGATTGATTCTCTGCGGCAGTTCCACCATTGTATGCCCTTTTGATTCAAGCCGCTGCGCTAAATGAAGAGCATTCCACTTGTCATATGCTGTCTCTTGTAGCCGAAAACGGTTTTTATGAATAAATTCAATGATCCATTGTTCAACTAATTGATAGTCAACTGCTTCGCCAGATGTATAAGTGATAAATCCCATCTCTCTCCACAAATCATATGGCACTTTATCCGTCGCCATTTTTTCTTTGGCTCGGGCTTCAGGCATAAAGGAATGTTGACCGACATAGAAAAAGCCGTCTTGCATGGCCACATATCCAACAGAGGTTAAGTCTGTTGTCATTGATAAATCAAGGCCCAAATAAACGGGCAGTCCTTGCAGATCAGGAATTTCCCCGCTGCAAGCGCGCCATTTTGTCATCTTCATATAACCATTGTCCTTCTGGTCAACCCATCGGTTCATATTTTTGGTGAGGAAACTGCGCATCTTTTCAGGCACTTCAAGAGCCACTTTTAAAGCAGAACGTAATGACTCCATCCCCTCGGGGTACGTTGCCACAATTGGGTTGGCCTTAATCCAGTTTGATTCATCTTTTATATCGTCCTCTGGATCAAGCTCACAGATCATAACAAAATAATCATCATTCTCCGTATCAATGTCTGGATCAAGAATTTTACTCGTGTATTGATATTCCTTAAAGCATGGCCGCTCCATGTTGAAACCCGCTGTCGTAATAACAGCCATTAACGGACTGCGCCGGGCGACCATCCCGCTGTCCAGGACGTCGTAAATCTCACTTGTTTCATGTGCGTGGTATTCATCCACAATGCCCAATGATGGGTTTTTACCATCCCCGAGCTTCCGGGCCTCACGGGAAAGAGGCTGGATAATAGAGTTTGTTTTATATTTTTTCACGCGGCCATTAGCAGAGGTATATTTCCCTTTGAGTATCGGGGCGTGATGCAGCTGCTCAAGGATTGCTTGATATACTTCGTCTGATTGTTCGCGGGACCAGCCTGCGATAAATACCCGGTGTTTTTCTTGTGTCGGGAAAATCTCATACGACGCTATTAAAGCTAAAAATTGCGATTTCGCATTTTTACGCGCCAGCTGGATATAAGCTTTCCGGAACCGGCGGGCGCCATTTTCTTTTTTATAGAATCCGTATATGTTGGCCGCAATAAAAAGCTGAAAGTCTGTTAATTCAATCGGCTGCCCTGCAAGTATACCTTCGACATGATTAAATTGCCGCGACCATTCATAAAAATCTACAACAGCTTCAGCATCAAAGTAATAAGGGCAGTCATCTTCTGCGAGCCGGTCAACATCTTTAAAAAATCGCTCTACAGCCCATTTTTGCTTTTTGCCTGCCTTAATTTCCCCGGAGCGAATTTTCTCAGCATATGACCAAACCCGCTCAATGAGAATTTCGGCTGTAATCTCTTGCATTACATGCGGCCCCCGAACCGTTCTTCCTCTTTTGACTTCGGTTTCCCATCATCTTTTTTCGGGATAACAAGTTTACAGCGAGAGGAAATGGTCAACCCTAAATCACTGGAAGCTTGCCGGCATTGTTTGAACAGCTTGTCTTGATTAATTAATAGCTCAGAATAGTCATCATTTGTGACTTGTTTTTCATGTTCCCCAATAATGTTTCCCTCTTGATCAAGGTCCTTGACGATTATTGTTTTCATCGGTCCCTGTTCAAGCAATTGATCAGTGATCTCGATGTAAAGTTTACGTGCATATAAAAAACGGGCGAGCGCATCAACATCTAAATTGGTCATAATCCCGATGTTTTTCAGCTCGTCCGCTATCTTTTTAAACTCTCTTTTTAAGTCTTTTGGCAAATATGATGGAGCTTTTACTTTGTCGTTTGGTGCCTTTACTTCCTGTGCTCGACGCTCCTCAATCTCTTGCTTTGTCAAGTTTTTCTTGCCTTTCACCAGTAGCAAGTCAACAGGTTGCCGCGGTCTAGCCATTCCCTCACCTCCTTCCGAATTTTCATTTAGGGAATTTTTCAAAATGGGGAGGGGAGCGCGGTCTCCGGCGAACGTCCTCTAGGGATTTAAGGGTGGGGGGTCTCCATCTCCTTCTGCAGCTGGCTCATGGCTGTTTGAATTTCTGTTTGTGCTGCTTCTATTTTCTTTGAATATAGATCAACAGCTGATTCCTTTTTCATGTTACGACGAAGAGTAAACATCTTTCGTATTCTGTGCTGCATTCGTCTGATGTCCTCGTTCGTATAGAAGGATGTGTACTCAGCCTTGCAGCGTGGACACTTGATATAATGCTGCTTGATTCCGTTGTCGTGCTTCCTGATCTTTGAACAGCCTTTGACAAGAAGTCTGGTCATGCATTGATCACACACGCACGTTTGATGTTCTGTTTCCAAATCCTCCATCCTCCTTTGCCGTCTTCCGGCTATGGCACGGCCCACAGAGAGGCTGCCAGTTACCCGAGTCCCAGAATAGTTTTTTGTCGCCTTTATGCGGAACGATATGATCGACAACTGTCGCCGGGGTTCTTCTGCCTTGCATTAAGCAGGCGGCACATAACGGATGCTTAGACAGGTAGCCAGCGCGCGACTGCCTCCATTTGCTGTTATACCCCCGTTTGGCCGCAGACTCCCGGTATTGATCATAAGCCGGCTTGGTTCGCTTATGCTGTTCACAGTAGCCCTCTCGTGTGAGGTTTGGACAGCCGGGTTCATTGCAAGGCGTCAAAGCTTTCTTCATCCAATCCCTCCAATCATATTCTTTCTAAACTGCCCCCGCGCTCAAGCCGCTAACCGCCAATTGTTCTCCCTGAGATTTACCGGACGCAGTTTACAGAGAATATAAAAAGTCTTTCCAAGTGGAAAGACTTAGTGTGATATTTCATTTGTGTTATCCTTATCAGTTTCTAGTTTTTCTTTCTTTACATCCTCTTTAAAAATAGAGTCGGCCAAAGGTCTATATTCTTTTCGAACTAAAATATCCAAAAAATATCTGTGACCATATTTATTTAAAATAGCTTCAACAAATTTACTCCACTTAAACTTGAAGAAAAAACGTAAATATAAATATATGTGCTTCCTATAAAGAATATTCTTCTTGAAATTATGTTTTTCTCTCAAAAACTGAATGGCAGGTTCCTTTCCATACATATTCGTTATAATCCTAAGAAGAAAATACATAGTACGATACTTTTTTATTTCTCTCTTAGACTTCCTGTCAAAAGGCGCTATTTTTATTAATTCATTCAGAATTTCTTCAAATAGGGTGAATTGCGCAAGATCCACACTTATTCCTGATAAGTCGTCTATGTATTCAAATTGCTTCAGTTTATTGTATGCATTAATTATTTTAGGAGATGCATACTTTAAATTTTTAATGATATGTTCATTTATCTCATTCAATAATTTTTTTTCATCAATAGGATGTTTATCTTTCATAATGCCCTTATTAAACTCTGTAATATAGTCGCAATATGTGTACATTTCGGGCAAAATAGGTGCATATAGTTCATTGTAAAAAACTCGCTGATTACTCTTTCTTTCTCTTTTTAAAACGAGCCTATGAGAAAAATACTGTGCAACACAAGCACCAATGAAGGCCCCAATCAAAGTAGTAGCAGAAGTTAAAAATGCAGGCTGCATTTGTACCGGTATATTGGTTTTTATCCAATTTGCTATCCAACTTGCTATCCAACTTGCTATCCAACTTAAATCCATTTGTAGTCCCTCCCACCTTATTATCGGTAAAAGGAGGGAACAATGGAACCATTTACGAAATTTGTCGAACGATTAGTTATTAAACTGGATCATAACCTTTTATGCTGTAACAAATTCCGCCGTGCTTGTTGTATTCATTCTTTAAAGAGGGTTCTTCTTTTGTTGACTCGACTTCTAATATTTGACCAGCGTTAAGAATTTGTTTGATTTTGTCCAGAGCCGCTTCCTTGCAATGTGTGTCTCGCATTACTAAATTCTTCAATGAAATCCCTCCAATAGAAAAAGCGCTCTCCCGATTGGGAAAGCGCCTGCCTGTTTATTACCTATTACCATAATACCTTATCTAAAACAAAATGGTGTGCCGTTATTCTGCCGTTATTCTGCCAAAATCTTTTTTAGCAATTTCAAGTTCGCGTTTCAGTTTATTGATAAGGTTGTTCTGTTCGTCAATGATTTCTGCTTGTTGGTTTGTCAAATATTTAATACCTTTTACCGCAGAAATAAAATGACCATCTTTTACGAGTTTAAGAGTCGATATTTCTTTTAAATCACTCGTGTCATGAATATATAATGATTCCATTGTATGTTTTTCGAAGTTGTATCTAATCAACCTATCTTCATCTTCATCAAATCCAAGAATAGGTCCCTTAAAAGATTGCTTCGTAATGGTCTCATGGTAGAATGGCAAACGATTCTCATAAAACCATCTAAAAACTTCATTGTTTTCTTCAATAAGTTTATCAATTAATTCTGCTTGCTCTCTTTGTAAACTTTTGATTTCAGCTGTATTAGAGTTTACTTTTTCTAATTCTTTTTCTAATTGAATAATTGTTTCAACTGTTTTACTCCCCATTTACTTCCCTCCAAAAATATTAAACGCTGTTTTGTCAAACCATGCCTTTCTCTTCTAACGCTGAACCTGTTGCGCCTCTACTCATTCCGCTCACCTCCTGTAACACGATGATACCACGAAAAACGCCCAAATTTTCCATTTATCCACACAATCCACGAATTACTCATATCTTATATACTGTGCAACTGCCCCGAGTGCCGTCAGCCCTTGCCACCCTTGTTTTCAAGCAATATCCCTAAAACGAATTCCACATATGCTTTTTGAAGGGAATCAATAGAAATATGCAGAAAAAAAGACTCATCTTGTTTATGAGATGAGCCTGCTTATATTTTAAATTTCTTCATGGCGTTGTTCATGGCATCCTGATTGATTCCAATGTATCGAAGGGTTGTCCGCTGGTCTGAGTGATTAAAAATCTCCTGAAGCATGGCAACGTCTTTTGTTTGCCTGTAAAAATGGTATCCGAATGTTTTCCTCAGCGTGTGTGTGCCTATATCATCCAAACCGACATACTCAGCGGCAGCCCTTAGAATCTTATAAGCCATCGACCGGGAAATGGGCTTGTTGATCCCTTCGCGGCTTTTGAAAAGATATTCATGATCTTCATCTTCTTTTCCCTCAATATACGCTTTTAGTTCCCTTTGAAGAGCGGGCGTCATGTCAATTCTCTTTTTCTTTTTGGTTTTCTTCTCTATAAGGTTGAAATACGGCCGTTTGGCGTCCCTTACTCTCAGTTCCAATATATCTGATATGCGGAGACCTGAATTTATCCCGGTGACAAATAGCATGTAATTCCGCTCGCTCTGTTCTTTTAGAAACCGTTTGATATAGAAAATGCATTCCGGGTCCCTTATCGGCTGAACAAAATTCATTCCGGCGCGCCCCCGTCCTTATAGACTTCCACGCGAAGAGCAAAGGCCAGCCGGTAAAATGCTTTTGCTTTCGTCCGGTAGTAGCTCCGCTGACTGAGTCTCATTTCTGCATAGACTTCATAATCAAACATTTCTTCATTCTGCATATAGAGCATGACGAGAATTTGCCGCTCCTTTTGTGAAAGCCGGTTAACCGCTCTTTGCATTCTCTTTAAAAACCGTTCCCTTTCAATCTCCCAATCCATGCGTTTTAATGCTGCGTCTTCTGTGGAGGAATGAAATTCATTCGAAAAGCTGGGCGGAACAAGGCTGTATGTCGCGGTGACTTTCGGCAAAAAATCCTCCGGCACTTGTAACAAGTACATGCGATATTGTTCGAGCAGCTTTTCTGCTTTCATTCTCGTTGCTTCTTCGTCAATCTGAGGTATGTTCAATCTCAACTGGTCCATTTTATTTTCATTGTTGTTTTTATCTTTTTTATCCATAGCATTTCCCTCCCGTTATTATTGCTGTCTAAAAGCTCCACCATGGCCTCTTTTATATGTAGGCCTGTTTACACCCATGAGATTCTCCAAATCTCTCTCAGTAAGCTTCTGCGGCTTTTTTTCGATACTCTTGCGTGTCGATGGCTGTTTTTCTTTAAAACCAACGTTCTGAGCGACGTTTTTCTTGGCTTTCATACCGTCCCTCCGTTCAAATAAAAAACGGACACCAATCAGAGCACAGTGATTCTGTGCAATGATCAGTGTCCGCAGGCTTTCCGTCTTAGACATCTTGGCTTTTTAAAAACTTTCGTAATTAAAAAGGACGTTTATTTTATTGGAAGGAAACTTAAATAATGGAACCCAGAAATCTGAGCCGTCCCATTCTCTGCCCTGATTTCCTTTATCACTTAAAAACACTTTGTTTCTTACTAGAACTAAGACTGGTTTATCTGTATCTGTAGAATTAACCAAGTCTTGTAAAGAAGGATTTAAAACTGAAGCGATTTCTCTGTATCCCCTAGTTTTTGACAAACCCAACTCTAAATCTAGTGCATAAATTAACTGTCCAGTATTCGATTTACTCTCTTTAAACCACTTGAGATACTGACTTATCACTTGTTTATTCCATTTCCCATTAACTTTAATTGGCAATCTATTTATAACGTCTAACATCTCATCGATTTCATAGCTAATTATCTGTTTTTCCTTATTTAGACTTTTAATTTTTTCATCTAAGTATTTTGTAACCTTCTCTGATTTACTTTTACGATATTCAGGTATTTTCGGAGAAATACTCTGACCAGCTTTATATGCCCCAACAGTTTTTGGAATAACCGGAGGCCTAGTCGGATTAATACCTTTGTTATCCAAATAAAGCGTAGAACTAGAATCTTGACCATGGTTTTTAATAATATCTCGTTGAATAGCATCATGATCACAAATTGTCTCAAATAAATCAGCTATATCGTCTGGGATATAAACCCGTGTAATATCTAAATCTCTTGAACGATAACCACACATTCTTGCATGTTGCATTAATGTATCAACTTGTGGATTACCAGTTAACCTTCCATAATAAGTAACAAGAAGACGTGGAATTGTTATACCTCTACCTAGTTTATTCCCACCAATTATAAAATTGAATTTTTTCGTTAATTTTATTTCTGTATTTGAGTTTTTAGAGGTATTAAGCACAAACACTTCATAGCTATTAATATAATCGTTTAATGTGCTTAACAATATTGGGAATTCTGGGATATCAGGAAGCGTACTTTGTAAATCAGCGTATGCCTTACTTAACAACCCTAAAAATTTATCTCTATTCTCAATATTATCTTTGTCCTTTAAAGCAATATATAAATCCTTAATAAAAACATTGACTAAAGATTTAATCTTATTATGAATATCTTTCAATTGACTAATATGACACATAAAAGAAAATTTCTGATCCTCTGGTTTCTCTGATTTGTCCTGCAGCTTAATTGCAACACCTAATACAAAAGTTACTAATGAATTAAGTAACCCTTCTGGAAATTCTAAATTTTCATTATTTAAATCACGCAATTTAGTTATTTCTTGCAAATCAACAGAGCGAATGTGTCTTTTCTTATTTTCTTTGAAGAATTGATGGATTCCTGTATATCCACTGCCAGCTTCAACTACCTCAATAAACTCAGGATGAAATCCATCACTTTCTTTATCTTGTAGTATAATGGCTTGCGGCGTTGCCGTAACTTGGAGGTACATATGAGTACCAACTAGTTGCCTAACCTCTCTTAATTGGCTGTTAATAGTACTGGGCGATTCTCCTTCCATTCTTTGCTTGGTATCCAAGCCAACTGCGTCAGCCTCATCATCTATAATTAAGGTTGGTGTATTTGCTAAATCATCTCTATCAGTTAAAAATTTTTTTAATTTCTCTAAATCAGTTGGATCTTTTTTACATATCAAAACAATACCATCATTCTTTAATACCATCTCAATGAAATTATTATGCTCATCTAAATCAGCTATATTTCTGACTAAAGGACCTTTTAAAGCTGAATCAGCCCTCTCAAATGTTTGGTTTTGGAGTGACTTATTCCTGTCTGTTAAAATCACAAACAATTTATACGCGTTATCTTTAGCCACAGCAACCGTCATATTAATAATATTAGTTTTACCACTTTGGATTAATCCATAAAGTAAACATAATTTATTATCTGTTTTATTTGCCCCAACCTCAGGAGCATGTTTCATAATTTCTCTTGCGTGGCTTACAACTTTTTCGGCAGCTTTTAATCCAATTTCAGCTGTTAGTAAATTCAAAAAATGAGTCTCTGTTTTTCCGCCATTTAATAAATTATTCATACAACACCTCTTACCATGAATTGTAAATGTTTCAAAAAAAGAATATAACCTATTTCACAAATAGTCAAATAGTTAGGATGTTTCTGATTTCATTCTTATTTATCCACGGCCTTTTTCTATGCAACATTCTATGACAATTTGAACATACTAATATTAAGTCTGACATATTGGTTTTGCTACCTTCAAACTGATAATCTGAAATTGGAACAGTATGATGACATTCGATGAATCCCCTACCTAATTCTCCATATGTATGATAAAAATCAAAACTGCAAATAGAACACCTTAGCTCATTTTTTTCCATTGCTTTCTTTTTTAATGCTTTGACAACCTTACAATTTCTCTCCCTATACCTATGTAATCTAAAAAGCACTTTTCCTTCAGGAAATAATTCATCTTCTTCACTTGCCTCTCCTAGAGCCGCGAAAGCTCCGACTTTTACAGCCTGTCTAATTTTAGATGCAACTACCTCCAGCATAGATCTATTTGCAGAGAACTCTTCCCATATGACTTTTTCTAATTTCCCACCCCTAACTAGCCCTGAGCCTGGTGCGTCAGGGTCTAGTCTTTTAAAATTATTGAGTTTCATACTTACACCGTTAGGATTACGGAAAGTTTCCTCTTTTTGTTTATCACTTGACGATAACTGGTTTAATATCTTACTAAGTTTTATAATTTCGTCATTTGTTGAGGAAATCTTCGACGCCGGCAATTTGAAATAAAGATCAAGAGCCAATATAAGTTCATCTCTATTCCACTTTGGATTTTTCATGAAGTTCACCCAACTTCTCTATTTTTTGGATATATAATTTATACCATAAAAAATAGGAAAAATCTGCTGAGGCACTACCGCGTTTCCCAATGCTATACTTCGGTCCACCCGATTGGGAAACCCATCATCCACTCCAACAACTGGGGATTGATGTATTTCCCAGTAAGATTGGGAAACAGATGGCCCAATCCCCCGGGCAAGATTACCCCGTGTGTTCCGTCCGCTTCCGAAGGTGCTAAAGCTCTGATAGGCTTGTGATTCTGACTTGCGGCCGGAGTTGGCAACAACAAATGTCCTGTATCTTTGATGCGGTGCGCCAACACTGACAGCCGGTAATACGAATACCCTTGTTTGGTAATCTTCACTTTCCAAGTCGGATAGGACTGTGTCCAAGCCCATTGTGATGTGTCCAGCAACATTTTCTCCAACAACCCAATCTGGGTGCAGTTCTTTTGTGAGCCGAAACATTTCAGGCCATAGCCATCTATCGTCCCGCTTTCCTTTTCTCTTACCGATAACACTTTCACCCTGGCAGGGATATCCTCCGGAAAGAATGTCAATTGTTCCACCTGGCTCAATCACTCCTTTTGCCTCTAAAAGTTGTCTGTTCAAAGCGTGAACATCATCGAAGATAGGAACACCTGGGAAATTTTTGTTTAAAACCTTCTGGCAATAAGGGTCACGCTCGCAGAATGCTACCGTCTCAATGCCAGCCCATTCAGCTGCTAGAGCGATCCCCCCAATGCCCGCAAATAACTCAATGCTTTTCATCCCGTCATCCCCAACATTCCCGGCAGGACAGTGACAGCCAGGAAGAAGAGTCCCACGCATCCCCCAACCAGCCAGATATTTGTTTTATCCCGTTTTGCGATAATAGTATCGCCGATCATTTTTAGATCGTCAGACCGAGCGACAAGCGTCGGGATGTAGTCCGGGTGAACCTTCAAAAGCTCGGCCGCCTGCTCGACGGTCATTGCTTCGTCCTTCGTGGCCTTCACGTTCCGCTGGAGTTCTACTTGTAATGGCATCATTCCGCAGCCCCCTCCAATGCTATTTTCGCAACGTCGCCCCAATCCATATCAATAGCGGGCGGAGAGTCTTCAAATTCATTTATGTATGTCGTGTCATCAGCATAAAATTCTAATGCGTTTCTATAACGCTTGTTCTCCGCCTGCAGCAACTTAATATCTTTCTGTGCCTGCCGGAATTGATTGGCCGCAATATCTTGCTGCCGCTGATGCTCCCGATTCATAGCCTGCTGCATGATCAACTCTTCCGCGAGCTTTTCGGCTGCTGCTTCTAAAGGAATTTGCTCTGGTGTACTGGCCGCCGTTTTCGAAAGGGTGCAAATGTAAGAGCCGGTATATAAAACCTCACCTTTTGACAAGGTGATTTTGAATTCTTTCATGCCCGTTCCTCCCCCGCAGGGGAAACCCCTGCTATTTGAATTTGTGGCCGATCTCGTAATCACAACGAGCCAGGCCGCCTTTTATTGTTTGAATGATTGTTTTACCGTGTTCGGGTGCCTCAACGACATATGCGGCGTTTTGGTTGCCGTCTAACACGATGACAGACACCTTCCCCGGCTCAATAAATTGAGAAACACTTGTATTTTGATTGATTGATATATGTTTTGGCTGCATGTTCAAAGCCTCCGTATGATATAATAAAAGTGTCGAAGTTTTATTTATCATACGGTGGCGGTTGCTTTAGCGGCCGTCCTTACATCCAATAGTTTGACGGGAATAGCTGTATGCCAACCTTTGGTTTTTCCGTCGGAATGATTGGGTGTTTTTTTATATACTCAAGGCGTTCTTCTTCGCTCATCACCCGTGTTGTAACTTCGCCGTGCCGACGCAAGTTTTTGTTTTCTGTCATGGTGCTGTCCTCCTATTCTTTGTTCATGCCTTTGATTTGAAGATTATATAAGCGCTCAAGCTCTTCATCTGTCTGGCGGTTTAGAAAAGCTCTGCCAAAAGATCCGATAAGCAAAAGCCATTCAATTAAATGCTCTCGTTCTGCCTGTCCCAACGTCTGCCACTCCCTTCATCATCAGCATTTGCAAAGCCGCATTCCGTACCTCCGGGGCACAGTCTTCATAACGCACGATGACCATAAGTTGCTGGACCGTTGCTTTTTCAAAATGGAAGCTTTTGTTTGTTGCGTTCATCTTCTGACACTTCCTTTCCGAGCAAGCCGGATTCCCGAGGCTCAATAAGGTCTTTTTTTGCCTGGTCGATGATAAGGAATAACGTTTCGTCTTCATTCCGTTTCAGCTCTTTTGCTATGTTGAGGTAAGACTCATTTGCCGCCCATAGCTCCCGGAAACGCCTGATTTCGCTGTCATAAAACATGAAGTTTAGGTCCTGAGAAGGGATATACACCGGGCTTTCTTCAAACAAATAGCGTAGTCGGTACATTTTATCTTTCATGGTTTTCTCGGATATTCTAATTCTTTTGTTAGCGCGTAAACCGTTCTTACGGGCCGGCAGGATGTTTTTTCTTGCAAAGTCCATGACCAGCAAAATGATTTCATCCGAATCCCTGTTTAATAATTCCGACATATCAAGAATTGATTTCCCATCATGCCAGTATTGAACGACCTTTTTCAGCTGGAACATTGACCACTCATAATTCATATTTTCTAAAGCCAGTTCGAACCGTTCAGCATTGACCGTCTGACTCATGCCCAGCACCTCCGGACCGTTCCTGTATTCCGATGAACGATAATAAGCCGGTGTTCATGCTGCAGATTTTTGCTTACAAGCCAGTTATTCGGGTTTAAGCCGTTTGCCTTAATGACGTTTTTCTGTGCGCGCGTCGGGCGCTTCCCGTGTTTCACACTGCATTCCCCCTAAAGTTCTGATAGTCTGCTATTTTTTGATCAAGAAGAGCAATAAGATTATCAAGCTCTTGTTTACGTTCGGCGTCGGTAAGCTTTCGTTCTGCCTTGAATTCCCAAACGCCGGGCATGATCATATCAGCCTTGGTTCCAAGCACTATTTCCACCTCCTTTAATGCGTCTGTCCTCTCCGGTAAACTTGACAACCCTCGTCCCTTGCATCATTCGAGATATGATCCGGCCGCCGTGTGTACCGTATTTGCTTTGGAGGCTTTCAACGTTGTAGTTGGTCGTTATGATATTGGGCTTGTCCTCTCGAGACTCAATAATTGTCAGAATCAAGTCAGCAGCCCATGATTCCTCCCCGTCTTTATCCTTCCTGACGTATTCAGCTCCAAGGTCATCCAGCACCAGTAACTCGCATGATTCAATGTTTTTCAAAATGTGTGCTTCTGTCTCTTTTGAATCGCCATAAGAGTTTCGGATTTTTCTAAGCAGCATTTTTGTATTGGCGAAGATGACATTTTTTCGTAGGCTCTTCACATGTTGCGCGACACTGTGAGAAAGGTGGCTTTTTCCGATTCCGTAATTTCCTTGCAATAACAAAGAATCAAAATCCCCCCAGTTTCCAAAGTTCTCCGCATACCATTTCAGCTTGCGAAATGCATCCTGTTGCGAATCAGATAAACCTTTCAAATTAAAATTTTCGAATCTGGTTTTCTGTGTATCTGGAGGGACAAGACTGTTATTCCAGAAAAAAGCGTCCGCTGCTGTTTCCTCTTGAAATTGAATCATTTCTTCTTCAAGCGCTAAGTTATCGCATGATAAACACCGGCTATGCCTAACCCCGTTTTGCATGTAGATAGGAACCGTATTGCCGCATGATTCGCATTCTCTTTCTCCGATCTTGTCAGGAAACAAATGCTGAAGCTTTTCAGGGAGCGCTTTAGAAAAGGCCTGAGTATTGGTCTTTCTCGGGCTTTCCGCTCTGAGCAATTGAACCCCCTCCTTTTTGGTTTAGATATGATTCAAATTTTGTCCCGAACAATGTTTCAGGACGCAAAAATCTATTCATAGCAGGATCATTGAGCCATTCCTCAGTTTTTACTAGAATGACATGTTTAAAATCTTCAAAGCGAAAACCTTCGTTCCAGCGTGCCTTGATGTCTTTTTTTGTTTTTGGTGTAGTAGGTCGGTATCGTTTGCCCGCTACTTTGTTCAGCAGATCAATGATCAGTTTGTAAGGAATCTCGTCCTTTTCGTTTTTGGAAGAAGATGCGTCGTCGGGTTTACCCGACAATATATCTTTTAATTCTTTTTCTTTATCTAATTCTTTATCTATATCTGTACCGTCACGTGACGTCACGCTAACGTCATTCTCTTTTTCTGGTCCAGAAAGTTGCAATTGCTTCTTTCGTTCCCTGTATTGTCTGTTTCTTTCCGCAGCTAATTTCCTTACCCTATCCATACCTTCGACGTTCTGATGTTTCTCCCAATTGGCGATGGAAATAAATTTATTTTCGTCAACTTCAATCATTCCGAATTGTTGAAAGGTGTTGAGGGCCATCCTAACAATTGGTAAAGGTCTGTTAAAAATAGTTGCCAGCATCTCATCTGTATACGGGATATTTTGATTCAGGTAAATGTAACCTGATGCATTTGTCTTACCGGCTTGAGCAAGGAGTTTAACCCAAATAATTAGAATCGTATCTGACTCTGGCATTTGCTCAATGAGCTTGATTTTTTCATCCTCGAACATCTTGGTACTTAACTTGATCCATTTAACCTCAGACATTAGGACCAACTCCTTCTGCTTTCGTCAACCGCCAGGCAGACCGCTTGCCGTTGACAATTACAGAGCCGAGGGTGTTCTGCTGACATTGATCAGACAGGCAGGTGCCGCCTTGAGCTTTTAGTTCGGCAATTGCTTTTTCGTGAGTATTAACAGACTCGCTTATAATTACGTGAATATGATTATGCAGCCAAACGTGGCTTCCTATAAACACATGTATTCTCCTTTCAGTTATTTGTTGAAAATCTCAGCAAAGTGTTTATCTAAAAAAGCAGCCATTTTAGAAGCTTGAAAGCTCCAGTTTTGCCCTTTAGCTTGCGGGTAAAATACAAAACCCCCGTTTGCCGAATCTAAAAATTTGCGGAACCGACTTGGGTATAAAATGTTTTCTTTGATCCACTCGCTTTTACGTGCTGTTTTTTTCTCAAGGTCTTTCATGTTCCAATAGACCCCGGATAACGATTGTTCTCTTAGTTCCTGGAGTTCCACCTTGCTGATGAGAATTTTGTCAGCAGGGATCGGAATTGACAGGCTAACATCAAGAAGTTGTTCCATAAGTTTCTCCTCTCATGTCTTTTAAAAATTTTACTCACTTTTATTTTGTTCCTGTCAGTACCATTATTATTCAAAAAAAAATCGGATCTTAATATTAAGTTTCTTCGTGACCTTTTCAATCGCCTGCATAGAAAGATTCGCTTTCCCTCTCTCAACTCTTGAGATGTATGAAGCTGTGTACCCTAAGAGTTGAGCGAATTCGATTTGAGACATTTTCCGCTTTTTTCGGATTTTTTGGAGCAGACGTCCAAACTCTTTCAGATCGAACATTTGTTTTAACACATCCTTTTTGTACCTAGAAGGAACAATTCGATCTTAACATAGCGATTTTTTTTACACAAGTGCTTTTTAAAAGAATTTTCTCGTGAGGTACACGATATGGTATAATTACCTATGAGGAATAAGGTTAATTTTTCAAAAGAGCAGGTGTTATTATGGGAAATATGAAAATGGGAGAAGCGATTCGGCGTATTCGTAAGGAAAAGAAAAAAACATTAGATGAAGTTGCCGAAGCTGTGGGAATTACACACAGCTACCTTTCAAGAATAGAAAGAAATTTACAACAGCCATCAATACAAGTAATAGAAAAAATCGCTGACTATTTAGGCGTCCACAAATCATACTTGTTTTTTGATGAAGAGAGCCTAGAAAAGTATTCAGAACCAGAGAAGCAGCTTCTTTCACAGAAGAGTATAACAATAGATGATCTCAAGAAGCTAAACATTGTCCACGATAACGGAAGTAAGATAACAGAAGAAGAATTGCAAATGGTTATAAATTATTTAAAGGAATTAAGGGAATTAAAAGAACGACATTTGAAAGATTTAAATTAACCAACTTTAAGTTTTTTTGTGTCCACATTTTTCTCCTTTTCAATTTCCTTTTTTAGATTCCCGATGATGTTCTCGAATGTAATATGCATGATGTGTTTCCCTCCCAAAACAGAACGTTTGTTCCTATTATATTTAATAACAATTTTAAAATAAATACTTTTTCAGGAATTTCCTATTTTCGTTTTTCCGGAAAACAGGAAATATCCCCGAAAAGTACGAAAGACGTTGCCAGTCATGGCAGCGTCTTTTTGTTTTTTTATGTACTTTTCGGGAGTCAGATATACTACATGCCTACTCTTATCTCAGTCGTTTGAAAACTTCCGCCTGCTTCAGAATGGTTTAACGAAACACCCACAAAAGCAGTAGTCAGTATACCGAACGCTAAAACTAAGGTCAATGACATTTTTCTCATCTGCAACACCTCCCACTTCTAAATATTAAAATTAAATCCTAATTTTATCAAGTCAATTTTAGGAAGAGTTGCTCTAAATTGATCTTGCTGTTGAGAAAAATAATAAAGGGATAGCAATAATTTTTCAGCGTTTTCTTCTCTTTTCCCATCAAAAAGAAGAGCATATTTTTTATAAAAGGAATCCGAATAGAAAGAGTTTAATGGGTCGGATCTTCCTAAAGCCTTTGCGAATTCAGTCACTTGAAACTCCTTTGAAATTTCTTTGTTCCAATAATATTGTAATATGGCTATTTCCTCTTTATTCTGGACCATTTCCTCACTGCGATCAGGGAAATTTGCAAGTAAGTTCAAACACCTCAAATAGTACCTATAAGAATGGCAATATGATTCATTCATATAAGACAATGCCAATATGTACAAAGCTGTCATATTCAAATTGATACTGAGGTCTTTTTCAAGGAGAGAGAAGGCCGCCTCTCTCGCCTTATTAACGTCGTTGTTTTGTTTTAAATATATATTCACTAAGACTTCTTCTATACGAGCAGTAAATGCGATTTTCAAAAATGGATCTGATAAATTTTTAATAAGACTTCGAATGGATCGAATATGGTATAGAGTGATCTCATACCTGCCATTATAAAAGTACCCATACATTTCTAGTATACTCAACAACGTTCTCATTTCGTCACAAGAAGGACTAAACTTCTTTAATCCTTCGGTATAATCAATATTCCCAAAAGAGAATCTTGAATTAAGAATAAATCTATAAATATTAGACCATTGATCGTATTTGCCATCCCTTTCAATCTGGGCGCTTATCAATGCCTCTATAACAGAATATAATTGCTTAGTGTAGCAATATTCCAAAGCAGAAGCATAATTTTTCTTTTTCACTCCAGTTAAGCAGTGCTGTTCCATCAATGCAGTTTCATTTTCTGGATCAACATACCTTATGATCTCTCGAACCATCCAAAAATTAATTTCTTTTCCGCTAAGAAACTTACTTAAATAGCCTTCGCTAATCCCGATTTTAGCAGCTATAACATTCTGCTTTTCATCAGAGGATTTTATTAATTCTTTTAGATGGATCCTTATATCTCTAGCTGCTACTGTTTCCATATGATCACCTTTTCACCTCAAATTTAACATAATCACAAAGAAAATTTTGTCGAACGATGGCGATAAGATTTAGAATTTTTTGATTTTTTACGTTATAATTTATTCCTCTCAATACTTATTATAACTTATTTTACAATGGTCAACTAATCGAAAAGCCTTATTTGGGACAATCTTTTAAATAAATTAAGATAGTGATATCTTATTATTCGAGAACTAAAGTTCCCCCCCCTATAGGAGTGAAGAAATGGCTAGTTTCCTAAAACGCGGAAAAACGTGGCAGTATTGCGTTAGCGCTAAACCGAAGCCCATCAGGAAAGGCGGTTTTAACACTAAGAAGGAAGCTCAAGTAGCTGCCGCAGAGGTTGAAGAAAGATTGAGGAAATATAAAACGCCGGGCACAATAAAAGTCCTCTTTGATGAATACTTTAAAAGTTGGGTAAATGTTTATAGAGCTGATATTGGTGCTATCACTCGTGAAGGTTACTATATTACACTTAGAGAAATTTCAAAGAATTTTGCAGGCAGATATATCAATGACATCACTAAACGAGAATATCAAGGGTTTTTAAATAAGTTTGGAGCTGAACACGCAAAAGAAACTGTTAGAAAAATAAATACGCACATTAGAGCTTGTGTACAAGAGGCAATTGAAGAAGGAATTATTCAGTTTGATTTTACCAGGAAAGCAAAATTGACTGGAAGTGTGGAATCAAAACGCCCCGAAGAAAAACACTTGAATTATGTTGAAAGTCAAAAGCTTTTGAATGAATTATATGTGCGCAAGGATCAGTCTATCGGATATTATTTATTAATACTGGCCCTAACTTCAGGAATGCGATTTGCTGAAATTGTAGGGTTAACACCCGAGGATTTCAACTTTAAATTAAATGAGATTACAATCAACAAAACCTGGGATTATAAAAAAGGAACGGGTTTTGCTAAGACAAAAAATGCGTCTTCGAATAGGATCATTAAAATGGATTCTAATACAATGGGTTTATTCAAAAAGCTGTTTGCTGAATCTGAAATACCTGATAACATACATAATCTTGTATTTTATAGTCCTCGCAGCTCTAAGAAAGTCATCACTAACGAATTTGTCAACAAAATATTGAAAAAGACATTAACAGACTTGAAAATAGAATCAATTTCGATACATGGGTTGAGACATACACATGCCAGCGTGTTGCTCTATAAAAAGATTTCAATTTATTATGTCTCAGAGCGTTTAGGTCATGCCAAGATAGATACCACGCTTAATTATTATTCACATATAATTAAAGAACTCCGTGAAGAAGATACACGAAACACCCTTGATCTGTTTGAAAAAATGCCTGGCGTGAAAACATCTGTTTAGAAATGTGCAAAATTTGTGTAAAAAAAAATAAAATCATATCGTTTTTCAACGGGTTCTTACACAAATAAAAAACTTGCAAAAACGAGAAAAACCCTTGTTACACAAGGGTTTTTCTGCTTTACAGACATTATTAATCTGCACTTATCTTATGCGGAAAACGCTCTAGGAGAGATTCGAACTCCCGACCTGCAGTTTAGGAAACTGCTGCACTATCCGCTGTGCTACTAGAGCCTGCTTCTATTATAGTAACGCTGGCGGCCGTTTTTTTCAAGCCTACAGCCCTCCGAACACTTTATAGGCGGCTCTCGTCGTATCTTCATCTATTCCGATATAACGCATTGTAATAGACGGAGAAGAATGATTCAAAATCCTCTGCAGTTCAGCAATGTCTTTTGTCCTCTGATAAAAATGATACCCGAACGTCTTTCTAAGCGTATGCGTCCCGATTTCCTCCAATCCGCACGCGGCAGCTGCTTCCTTTAATATTCTGTATGCCTGAATCCGGGAAATGGGCTTATTCGTCCGTTTCGATTTAAACAAATAGTCATCCTCTTTCATGTCTTTTGTATAAGCGTATATGTCGGCCTTTAAAGACTCCAGTATCAGAATTTTTCTTTTCTTTCTCGTTTTGCTTTCGGTTGCCCACACATGATCTTTGTTCCTTACATCCCTCACGCGAAGCGGCAGAACATCAGAAATCCGCAGTGCGCTGTTCATGCCGAAAATAAATAAAAAATAATCACGATCACTTTTCTTCATTAAATACTGTTTGACTTCCTGGATCTTCTCCAAACTTCGGATCGGCTGTACGATATGCAT